GACGCGCTGATCGCGCAGATCGAAGCGGCGGCGGTCGGCTATCTGGACGGCTGGAGGGGTGTTCTGGGCCGCGCGATCCTGTCTCAGGTTTGGCGGCAAGAGTTCTGCGCTTGGGGCACGCTGCCGCTTGCGCTTCCCGACGTGTCAAGCGTGACCGTGACCTACCTCGATGCCAATGACGCCGAGCAGCCCGCGGCCTCTGCGGAGCTGCGCGCCGTGCCGGGTGGTTTCGTGGTGGATGCCGAAGGTCCGTCCGCGTCCCGGATCTTCGTCAACATGACGTGTGCCATGCCCGCGGCGCACCTCGCTGTGACGCGGACCGTGATCAAGATGCTGGTCGGCCACTGGTACAAGCATCGCGAGGCTGTCGCCGGTGGGGCCATGGACAGCGTTCCTATGGCTGTCGAGGCGTTGATGGCCTCCCTGCGCTGGAACCGGCTGTGACGGCTGGTTCACTTGACCGCCGCGTTGCCTTCGACGCGCCCACCAGTGCGCCGAATGGACAAGGCGGAACGATCTCGGGCTGGCAGGAACGCGCGACGGTCTGGGCCAACTTCCGCTTCCTGCGTGGTGGCGAAATCGTCCAATCGGCTCGGCTGGAAGGTCGCCAGCCGGTTGTCGTCACGATCCGAGCATCGAGCGCGACCAAGGCCATCACGCCGGAATGGCGGATGCGCGATACCCGAACCGGTACGATCTACGCCATCCGCACCTGCCCGCCTCCCGGCTTGGAAGGTTTCATCGAACTCACCTGTGAAAGCGGCGTAGTGCCGTAAAGGAGACAGACATGCAGGCCAATATCGGCATTTCTTGGAAGGCATCGCAGGCCAGCCCCAACAGCCTCTTCGGACCGATCGACAGCGCGGAAATGCGCGCCGTGATCAACACCTCGCTCGGCACCGGGGCGGATCAGGCTGACATCCTCTACATGGCGCAGCGGCAGATCCTAACCGGCGCCAATGACGACATCGATCTCGCCGGGGTGCTGACCAATGCCTTCGGGCAGGTGATCAACGCAGCCGAGATCGTGGCGCTCTTTGTCCACAACAAGCCCATCTCCGGCGCGGACAACACCACGAACCTCACCATCGGCGGCGGCACCAACCCCGTCACCGGGCTTCTGGGCGGCACCACGCCCACCATCGGGCCGATCCGCCCGCGCGGTTTCATGCTCCTCGGCAATCCCGGCGCTACGGGCATCTGCCCTGTGACGGCGGGCACGGGCGACATCCTGCGCGTGGCCAACTCTGCCGGGGGGACGATCAACTACCAGATCGCCATCCTCGCGCGTTCCGTGGCCTGATCCAGGCCATGAGCACGTCCAACGCTCTGCAGAAGCTGATCTTTGATCTGCTGGTCGCGGATGCGGGCGTTGGCGCGGTGGTGGGAGACAAGATCTACGACCGGCCATCGGCAACGGTGGCCGCTCCCTACATCACTTTCGGCGCGTCGGACTTCGTGCCGGATGATCACGAGTGCATCGACGGTCGCGTCGAAACCATCCAGCTCGATGTCTGGTCCGAGGCGCAGGACGGCAAGCGCGAGGCCAAGGCCGTAGTCGATGCGGTCCGGGCCTGCTTGCATGACGCGACGGGGAACCTGACCGTCGGGGCTTTGGTCACTATGCGGGTCGCACTGGCCCGCGTCTTCGATGACCCGGACGGGCGCACCACCCACGGCGTGATCCAGATCGAAGCTGAGATCGAGGAAGAGGTGGCCTGATGGCTGTCGAAGGCCTGTCCGCGTTTCAGCGCAAGATGGCGCTGATCCCGAAGGTGGTGATCGAGGAGGTCCGCAAGGAGCTTGAGAAGCAGGCCACCGAACTGGTCGAAATGATGCGCCGCCTCGCGCCGAAAGACAGCGGCGCGCTGGCTGCCTCGATCGGCTGGACGTGGGGCGATGCTCCGGCAGGATCGATCAAGCTCGGCACCGTTGCTGCGTCGGAAGGTTCGAGCCTACGGATCACGGTCTACGCCGGGGCCGCGGGAAAGAAGAAGGACGGCGGCACGTTCTATGCCCGCTTTCAGGAGTTCGGGACGCGCAACATGCCCGCAAACCCGTTTTTCTTCCCGGCCTATCGGTCGAAGCGGCGCAAGATCCGTGGGGCCCTTTCGCGCGCTGTAAAGCGTGGCCTGAAGAATGCCCTCTGAAACCACTAAGGCGGTGTTCCTTCGGGAGTTCCACTGGGGCAGGCCGAATAGCCGGATCGGATTCGGCGCAAAAACCTCGCCCGATCCGCAAGCCTTTCCCCGCGATTTCATCGCGGCAGCCATCGCCGCCGGGGCCGCTGTCCCGGTGGAGAAGCCCGCCGCGCGGCGGGGCAAAACCCCGCGCAAGCAATCCTGATCCGCCGCATCAGCGGTCCTGTTCCAAAAGGAGGTTCACATGGCTGTCGCCGTGACCCAGAAGTTTGAAGAGATGGTGCTGGAGATCGAGACCTCGACGCCCGGCACCTTTACCCGCATCTGCGGCCTGACCGATGTCGAAGTGACCCGCACCTCGAACATCGACACCGTCGAGATCCCGGATTGCGACGACGAATCCCTGCCGCACTCGCTTGAAAAGCAGGTGCGCTCCATCGAGGTCTCGATCAGCGCCTCGGGCGTGTGGGCGCAGCAGTCCTGGGGCACGATGTCGGACTGGTTCTACAGCGGCGCTACCCGAAACATCCGCCTGCGCAACACGCGGGCCTTGGTCGGCGATCTTGAGACCGAGGCGGGTCCGGCGCTGCTGGCGAACCTGTCGAACTCGCGGACCAAGGGCCAGAAGGTCACGGCCACGGTCGAAATCCAGTTCGACGGCACTCCGACCCGCACGGATCGGGTGGCCTGATGGGGCGAACCGTCCGGCTGAGCTGGGAGGGCGGGGAGCATGACTTCGCTCTTCGGCTCGGCGAACTGCGCGGCCTGCAAGATCAGACCAATGCGGGGCCGCTCGAACTCCTGACCAAGCTGCAGATCGGGACGTGGCGCGTCGATGACCCGATCCGCACGATCCAGTTCGGACTGATCGGCGGCGGAATGGACCGTCAGGAGGCCGGGAAGCTTGTCGTCGCAATGGCCGAGTTGCACGGCCTAAGCGGTCTGGTTCCCCTCGCCATCGGCGTTCTCGGCTCGGCTTTGGCCGGAGTGGCGGATGACGAAGTGGGGGAGCCGATGGGGGTGGATCAGACGGGACAGTCGGGAAATGGCGGTTCAGCCAGTTCTACGGTTCCGGGGCCGCTGCCGGGTTCACCCCTGCCCAAATCGACGGAATGACGCTCTGGGAGTTCATGGCCTGCATGGATGGAGTGCGCCGGTTCCACGGCGGCAAGAAGGACGCGCCGAAAGGCGACATCGAGGAAGATCGCCTGCGCGATCTCGGCATTGAGGGCTTCTAGGCATGAGCGAAGACATCCAAGCGCTTCTGGTCCGCCTCGAGGCCAATGCGACCAAGATGATTTCGGAAACGAAGAAGGCCAGCAAGACCGTCTCGGACGAGCTGCGCAAGATCGACAACGAGTTCCGCCGGACGAACAGTGGCGCCACGGAAGGTCTGGCCCGCAAGGGCCGCCAGATGCGGGAGAATGCGGGGCAGTACCGTGATCTCGGCTTTGCCGCGCAGAACGCAGCGTTTCAGGTGGGGGACTTCTTTGTGCAGGTGGGGGCCGGGACCGACCCCATGCGGGCGCTCTCCCAACAGCTCCCTCAGTTGCTGGGCAGCATGGGCCTAATCGGCGCTCTTTCCGGGGCGGCTGCGGCGGCACTGATACCACTTGCGAGCGGCCTTTTCTCCGCTGGTGAGGCCAGCGAAACAGCGGAAAAGGCCGTACAAAACCTCGGCAAATCGATCAGCGACTATCAGCAGTACATTCAGGTCGCCGCCATGACGACGGCGGAGCTGACGGAGAAGTTCGGCGACTTCGCGACCGAGGTTAGGGCGTTCTCGGAATACATGGCTGGAGTCGCGCTCGCCGATACCGTCGACCAGTTGCAGAGCACTGTTGGCGCAATCAAAGGCCCGCTCACCAGCCTGCAAGCGATGGTCGAAACAGCCACCATGCTGCAAGAGCAGTTCGACCGGCTCAAGGCCCAAGAGGCCTCTGGTATGGCGACGGGTTCCAACGTCCTGATGGCGCAGGAAGCGCTGGCCGGGGCCAAGGACAACGCTGAAGCGGCAGCCGCCGCCCTTGGGATGACAGTGGATCAGGCGTTGCGCCTCGCTGCTGCGATCGAGGCGGTCGGTCAGGCCAAGTCGATGGAGGAGATCGCGCGCGCCTCTGGGGAAGCTCTGGCGATCATCCAGCAGATCGTCCCGGTGGGCTATGAACTGCCAGCCCCCTTGCGCGAAGCCGCCGCGGCTCTTGAAGAGATGCAGCGCATCGCAGCCGAGGCCAACGTCGACCTATCGGAGATGCCCGGCATCCTGTCCTCCGTTGCCGCCGGTGCAAGCGCTGCGGCAACTGGAGTGGCTGGTATCGGAACCGCCGCAGCGGGCGCGCTGCCCGCGCTGCAAGCCCTTGCCACGAAGGCATGGGAAGCGGCGCAGGCTCGTATCGCCGCCGAGGGTCAGCTCGAATCCATGAAGATGGAGTTCTCCCCTGCGGGCCGGGCGATGGACAAGTATGGAGGTCGCGGCACCCCATCGGGGACTGGTGCACCGAAGCCTGTCAGCGCGGGTCGTGGCGGCGGTGGCGGCGGCGGTGGAAACGACATCGCCGCGGAGGCCAAGCGGGTCTATGACGAGACCCGCACCGCGGCGGAGAAGTACCGCATGGAGGAGCAGCGGCTCGGGGAGCTTCTGCGGATGAACGCCATCACGCAGGACACGTATTCCCGCGCCATCGACGGCCTCAAGGACAAGTACCGCGATACGAGCGATGGCCTGTCCCAGTTCGCTGACACGTTCCGGTCGGGCTTCTCGGACATGATCTCGGGCGTGATCGACGGTTCGATGAAGGCCGAAGACGCGGTCAAAAGGATGGTCACGCGTCTGGCCTCCATGATGATCGAGAACCAGATCTTCAACCTTCTCGGCAGCCTGATGCCCAACGTCTTCGGCGCTGGCGGCTTCCTGCCCCTGACCAAGTCCGCGATGGGCAACGTGTTCATGGGCGGGCGAGTGCAGGCCTTTGCAACGGGTGGCGTGGTGAATGGCCCGACCGCCTTTCCGATGCGCGGTGGCATGGGCCTGATGGGCGAGGCGGGGCCGGAGGCGATCCTGCCGCTGACCCGCGTCAACGGCTCGCTCGGCGTGAAGGCAGCCGGTGCCGGTGGCGGTTCGCGCACCATGGTGCAGGTCATCAACCAAGGCGGTGGCGAAGTGCGGCAGGAGCGGCAACAAGGCCCGAACGGCGATGAGCTGATCCGGATCACGGTCGGGAAGCAGTTGGCCCGTGGCGATCATGACTCGGCCATGCGCGGGCGCTATTCGGCGCGTCCGGCGGGGGTGAAGAGATGATCCCGTACTGGCCGACAACGGTCCCTGACTGTCCCGAACGCTATCGCGCGACGGGTGGCCCCATCGAGGCCCGCGCGGCGTTCCAGCCTGAGCGCGGCCCGGAAATCACCCGCGCCGCCACCACGGCCCGCTGGGAGGAGTGGACCGTGCCGATGTCGCCGTTCACCTTGGCGCAGTTCAACGCCTTCGAGGCGTGGTTCGACAACGATCTGACGCGGGGCGCGAAGTCCTTTGCGTGGCGGCATCCGGTTACGGGTGTCATCGGGCTGTGGCGGTTCAAGTCCGGCCAGCGGCCCTATGACGTGAGCCAGACCGCGAAAGGTTATGTGCTGGTCAGCTTTACCGCTCTGCGCCAGCCCGGAACGCCGTGGTGGGCGCCCTATGTGCGCCCCAACGAAAACCGCGTCCCGAAGGTGGTGGCGGACTATGCCGGATCGGTGTTCGGCGTCGACGGGATTAGGACCGCAGCATCAGCCGTGGCGGCCGTGGCCGGGACCTTCGATGTCTACACCACGGCCACGCCCTTGGGGGTGGTGACAGAGCAACTGTCGCGCGTCGTGACGGCGGGCCAGATCCCGGCCACCGCGCCGGGTGGCGTGTCGCGGATCGTGGCCTTTATCCCATGAGCAGAGTCGATGCCGAGGCGCAGCGCCTCACGCTGGAACAGGAAAGCTCGCCGCACGCGCTGATCGCCTTCCTGACCATCGAGCATCCCGCCTTCGCCGATCCGATCCGGGTCGTTTCGGACGTGATGGCCTATCAGGTCGGCGGGGTGCGTTATGAGGGCATCCCGTTCGGCATCAAGCAGCTCACCGATACGGAGAGCGGCCCGCGCACGCAGATCGTGGTGACCAACCTTGACCGCCGCATCGGCGAGGCGCTGCGCCAGTCGCAGACCAGGGCGAAGGCGGAACTTGTGCTGCGCAGTTCGGCGGACTTCAACCTGTCCGTCGATCCGCGCACGGAGATCGCTGCCACGGCCCCGATCTATGCTTTCCGGCACTTCGAGCTGGTGAACGCCGAAGGCGACGTGTCTCAGCTCGTCGGCGATGTCGAGCTGGCGGATTTCAGCGTAGAGCCGTGGCCCAATGTCCGGGCCACGCAGGACAGGCTGCCGGGGCTGTTCCGCTGATGCAGTGGTACGCGAAGTATGTCGGCCTGCCTTTCGGGGAGGGGCAGGGCGAGGCGACGTGCTGGTCGCTCGTCGCGGCGGTCTATCGGGACTGCCTCGGCGTCGATCTTCCTGCCTATGGCGAGATCTCGGCACGCGACTTGGTGCGGGTGGCGCGCACCATGGAGGCGCGGAAGGACGATGGCTGGATCGCGGTCGATGATCCGCAGGAGTTCGATGTCTGCCTGATGCGGACGCCGCGTGGCGGGGCTGTCGTGGCGCATGTCGGCGTGATGATCGATGCGCAGCGCCTGCTGCATGTCGAAGCCGCTTCAGCGGCGGTGGTTGTCCCGGTGAAGAACTTCACCGTGGCGGGGCGGATTCTGGGTTACAGGAGGCGGGCGGCGTGACGATCTTGGCAGTGTATCGCGAGCCGTTCGGGATCGAGCCGCGCGTGGCCTATCTGCCGGAGGGCCTGACCCTTGCCGAGATGGCGCGTCAGATGCCGTCGCTGCCCCATGACTTCGCCGAGCGGGGCACGATCTGCGTCAATGGCCGCCCGGTTCAGCGCACGGCATGGCGGATGATCAAGCCCAAGCCGCACCACAACGGGGTGCCGGTCGAGGTCACGTTCCATGCCACGCCCATGGGTGGCGGTGATGACGGGGGCGGCAAGCAGATCCTTGCCCTCGTCGCCTCCATCGCGCTGATCGCGGTCACGGGCGGGATCGCTGCGAACGGGATCAAGGCTCTGGGGATCAAGGGCGGCACCTTTTTGGCGCGGGCCGTCGCGACCGGTGTCGGCCTTGTCGGGTCGCTGGCCTTGTCAGCGCTGTCGGCCCCGCCCACGGCGCGCCAGAACGAGGCCGCGAACCGCATCGTCAACGAGGGCGCGGCCTCGGCGGAGGGGAACATCCTCGAACCGAACGGCGCCATTCCTCGCGTCGTGGGGGAGCGGAAGGTCTTCCCACCGCTTGCCATCGAACCGCTGACTTATTTCGACGGGCGCGACGAGGTGGTCGAGGCGGTGTTCTGCCTGTCCGGGCCTCATCGGCTGACCGACATCAAGGTCGGGGCCGCGCCGATCGAGGACATCGGGGTCGAGTTCGAGACGCGCGAGGGTTGGCCCGGTGATCTGCCGCTGACGCTGGTGCAGCGTCAGTCCAAGACGGAAAGCGTCCAGCAGGAAATGGTGGCGCACTCGGTTTCTGACACCGACGGGCGTACCATCGATTCCGTGACCGGCGCGATCGAGGATGCCCTGCCGCAGCCGTACATCATGGTCACGCGGGACGATCCAGACGAGCAGTGGCTGCACATCGCCTTTCCGCAGGGCCTGCACGATCAGGGCAGCACCACGGTGCAGATCCGCGTGCCGATCCGCATCCGCATCCGCCTCGCGGGCACCACGACATGGCGCAACCTGCCGGAGCTGCATTTTCAAGGCGCAAGCCTTCGCCAGCTGCGGGCCACGATCAAGCTGGAATGGAGCGACGATCCTTCGGTCTCTCCCGGCGCATCTTCCGGTGAGGGCTTCGTCGAGGCGCGGCGGAACAGCCCGGCCCAGACCGCTGCCCCGGTCAACGCGGCATGGAACGCAGATCCGTGGTTCGGATCATCCGGCGATGCGTGGTTGGCGCAGGGCAACCTTGCTACGAGCGGGGTGCTCTACACCGACATGAACCGCTACACCGCGCGCTTCGTTCTCGGCACGTCAAGCTTCCCGCGCGGGCGCTACGAGATCGAGGTCACGCGGGGCGCGAGCTTCACGGCTTCGACCTATGTCGCCTCGACCTATGCCCATTCCGGCACGGTCTGGGACCTGTTCGGCTATCAGGGGTCTCCGGGCCTCATCGTCCGCACCAGAAACGGCCTGTCCGACGCGCTGTACCTGCTGCGGTCCGTCTCGATCTGGAACCAGCATCCTGTGCCGACGGACCAGCTCGCCCTGATCGCGGTGCGGGCGCGGAACCGGGCGCTTGAATCGGTGTCATGCATCGCAGGCGGCTGGGTCAGGGATTGGGATGGCGCGGGCTGGAACACATGGGCCGTGACGGACAACCCTGCTCCGCATCTGCGCGATGTGTTCGCAGGCTATCTGAACGCCAACCCTGTACCGGTCGACACGATCGATGACGACACGCTGGTGACGTGGCGCGCGGCGGGGTGGCACTGCAACGCGCTGATCGAGGACCAGAGCGTCTCTGAGGTGGCATCGATCATCGCGGGCTGCGGCTATGCCCGGCCCTACATGTCGGAGATCTACGGCGTAGCGCGGGACTATGACCGCAGCGCCGAGGCCCCGGTGCAGCTGTTCACGCCGCGCAACTCCAGCGGGTTCCGGTGGTCGAAAGGCTTCGCCAAGGTGCCGGACGGGCTCAGGGCATCGTTCCGGGACGCAAGTCAGGACTATGAGACGCGCCAGATCGTGGTGCCGCGCCCCGGTTTCGTGGGAACGCCGCGCGTTTTGGAGCAGGTGACCTATGAAGGCCCGGTCACAGAGGCCGAGGTCATCGCCCGCGCGACCTATGATCAGGAACAGAGCAGGTATCGATCGACGTTCTACAGCCTCGACGCGCCGGTTGAGGCCATCGTGGCGCGGCGCGGTGATCTGGTGGGGGTCCAGCATGACCTCCTGTCCCAGTTCGCCGGATCGGCCCGGATCGTCAACTGGACGCTCAACGGATCGGGGCAGGTCACGGCGATCACGCTGGATTGCGCCGTGTCGATCACGAATGAGCCGGATCTTCTGGCAGTGACGGACCTGCTGGCCGTGCCGGACATGCTGCTGCTCGGCAAGCGCAGCGGGGCGGTCATCCGAACCCCGGACGGCCCCGGCGCGGTGCGCGTCCTGACCAACGCCTCGGGCGAACATACCACGCTGAACTTGGCCGCGCCGATCCCAGCCGCCGATGTCTACGAAGGCGCGCTCGTCTCGATTGGAGCGAAGGGGCAGGAGGTCCTGCGCCTGATCGTCTTCAGCGTGGAACCGCGCGAGGACTTCACCGCTACCCTGACCCTTGTCGACGAAGCCCCTGAACTCTGGGCCTAAAAGGATAAACCATGCCGCCACGGACGACCTTCTCCGGTTCCTCTCCCTCGCCGGTAGACGGCGACGTTTTCCTCAACGAGTACGCTCAGCGGCTGAAGTCGCTTTTCGACGCGGCGGCGTTCCCTCTGACCGCCGTCGCGGGCACGGGCAACGCCGTGACGGCATCGCTAGACCCGCCGCTCGATCCGGGCGGCTTGGTCAATGGGATGAAGTTCACCATCACATGGGCAGCAGCAAACACGGGTGCCGTCACGCTGGCAATCAACGGCGGGACGGCAGTTCCGGTCGTGGACGCGGACAACGTCGCGCTTGCGGCATCTGCGCTGGCGGCGGGGCGGCGGTCCCTGATCGAGTTTGTCGGCAGCGCGTTCCGCATCTTGTCTAGCGCGGGTGGTGGTGCTGCAGGCGCTGGACCGACCTATCAGGCATTCACGACATCTGGCACTTGGACGCGTCCTACTGGTTACGACCCTGACACAGTAGTTTTGATTGAGGTTTGGGGCGGCGGTGGCGGCGGCGGCCGTGGCAACAGCTCCACTGCGGGCGGTGGCGGCGGCGGCGGCGGGTATGCGCGTCGCTACATGCGGATCGCTGATGTTCCGTCCAGTGTGACGGTTACCATCGGGGCTGGAGGACTTGGAAGTTCTGTCGTTGCCTCTGGTGGCGTCGGTGGAACTACGTCATTTGGGTCCTTGCTTTCTGCTTTCGGCGGCGGTGGTGGCAACGCATCGAACATAACCGGTGGTGGCGGCGGTGGCGAGTTCGCTGCAGGCGTTACTCCTGTCGGTTTGCAAGACGGAACAGGTGGGGCAATCGGTGGTGGAAGCAGTTTGCTGACCCCGGCTGTAGTGAACCCAAATACAATCTTCGGTGGCGGCGCTGGTGGCATCAGCGGTGCAGGCGGGACCGGCGGCCGTGCGGTTCACGGCGGTGGCGGCGGCGGTGGCGGTGGGGCTGCGAACGCTGGCGGGTCAAGCTTGCTTGGCGGCGCAGGCGGGGCAGGCGGGACAACTGGCACTGCGGGTTCTGGCACTGCTCCCGGCGGTGGTGGCGGAGGAAGTTCTGCAGGCACTTCCGGCGCTGGCGCCCGCGGTGAATGCCGCATCTGGATCTTCGGTTGATGGGGGAAATGATGCGTCTTGCGCAAATCGTCGATGGCACAGTGGTCAACGTCGCCGAAGTCGACCCCGAAAACGTGCCGGATTTCATGGAGGACTGGCTTCCAGCAGGCGAAGCCGGGCCGGGCTGGGTCCTCGACGGTGACACGCTCGTTCCTCCGGGTCGCAGCCTCACCCCGGCCACCGCCATCGCCGCTGTCCTCGCCGCGATCTCCAAAGTCGAGGCCACGCTGACTGCAGGCGTGCCCCTCGGCGAAAAGCTGTCCTGGACTGCCAAGGAACAAGCCGCCCTCGCGGTGATGAACGGCACGGATACCGAGGCCGATACCGCGCTTCTGGCAGGCGAGGCTTCGATCACCGGCGAGACCGTCCTCGAACTTGCGGGGCGCATCGTCGCTGCGGCTGAGGCCTATCGCTTCGCCGCGTCCCGCATGGCGGGCATCCGGCGCGCCGCTGAGAGGGCCATCGCAAGCGCAGGGACTGGCGAGGCGCTGATGCAAGCCGTGGAGGCTGCCGAGGCGCAGTGCGCCGCGATCATCGAGGGGATCATGCAATGAGGTTCGAGAACGTGCTGAACTGGGGAAATATCATCACCCTCGTCGTGATGGGCGTGGGTGGCCTCATCGCTTTCTCGAAGCTGCAGTCCGAGGTCGTGTTCATGCGCGATGCCGTCGCTGAGATGCGCCGCGAGGATGACGCCACCGAGATCCGGCTCCGGTCTCTGGAGCTTGGCTTCGGGCGCATCGAGGAGCGCCTCATCGCGATCCAGAACATCCTGCAGAACAACGCCAAGCCCTGATCCGGGGCTGATATTTCCGACATTCCGAAAGGACAGAACGATGCGAGAGAACATCTCCATCGCGCTGAGGCATGTGCTTCAGCACGAGGGCGGCTATGTGAACCACCCCAAGGACCCCGGCGGCGCAACCAACATGGGCGTGACGCAGCGGGTCTATGACGCGTTCCGCGACCGCGAGGGACAGCCGCGCCGCAGTGTCCGCGCCATCACCGCCGATGAGGTGAGCGAGATCTACAAGCGCCAGTATTGGGACGCGATCCGGGGCGATGATCTGCCGTCCGGGCTGGACTATGCCCTGTTCGACTATGCCGTGAACTCCGGCCCGCGCCGCGCCGCGCAGGACATCCAGCGCGAGCTTGGCGTGACGGCAGACGGGATCATCGGGCAGGTGACGCTGGCAGCCATTGCGAAGGAGGATGTCTACAGCCTCATCGAGCGCCTGTGCGCCCGACGGATGCGGTTCCTGCGCGGCCTGCGCCACTGGAACACCTTCGGCAAAGGCTGGACGCGCCGCGTCACGGAAGTGCAGGAAATCGCGCTGTCCATGGCCACGGACCCGGAATCGACCAACGCTGTGCCTCTGATGGCGGTTGAGGCAAAGGCTCAGGACGCGCCGCGCGAGAACATCGCGCAGTCCGCCACGGTGCAGGCCACAGTGATCGATGTTGCGGCCAAGGCTGGCGCAGGTGTCGCCGCGCTTTCCGCGCTCGATGATCGATGGGTGCAACTGGCGGTCATCGGCCTTCTCGCGGTCGCCGTCATCGCCTCGCTGGTGATCTTCCGCGAGCGGCTGCGGGCTTGGGCTGACGGCTGGCGATGATGTTTCGCTTCATCCCTGACTGGCGCGTGTCCCTGATGCTCGACGCAGCGGCGCGCAGCTGGCGTTTGCGCAAATGATCTGGGCCCTCCGCAACTGGCAGCTCGTGCTGATCATGGCGCTGGCCTTTGTGCTGGGTCTGGTCGGCATCCGGTCCGCCAGCCTGTCGAACCGTCTCGCAGCGGCAAAGGCCCGCGCCGATGAACTCGAATCTTATCGCAATGGAAGGACAGACGCAGATGAAGTGGACCGGACTATTGGCGGCGATCCTGCTGCTGCCCGCGAGTTCCTGCGCAACCGGAAGCCTTGAAGCTCTTTGCGATGCCACCCGGCAGGACCGGGATCAGGCCGCGCAGGCCCTCCTCGAAGAGGGCACCGACCGGGTTGTCGTTCCGACCGCCCGCCTGATCGCCAAAACCGACGCGGCTTGCCGCTGAAACCTCACAGGAGACCCTACCATGTCCAAGACCAACGCCCTCGAGGCGGCGCTGCTCGACCTCATCTTCCTGAACGCCAACATCGCCAACCTCGGCGATGCCACGGGCGTGCGGGGTTCCGTCGCTGCGGGCCAGCTGTTCATCTCGCTGCACACCGCCGATCCCGGCGAGGCGGGCACGCAGTTGACCAACGAGGTCGCCTATACCGGCTATGCCCGCGTCGGCGTGGCGCGGTCCGGTGCTGGGTTCACCCTCACGGGCAACTCGATCTCGCCAGCGGCCAACATCGACTTCGGCACCTGCACGGCGGGCACCGCGACGGCAACCCACTTCGGCATCGGCGTTGCCGGTTCCGGCGCGGGCACGCTGCTCTACAAGGGCGCGATCACCCCGACCATCGCCATCGCGGCGGGCGTCACGCCTCGCCTCACGACCGCGACGGCCGTCACCGAGGACTGATCCCATGCTGGAAGTCGGGCAGCTGGTCCGGGTGCTTCCGCCCTTCGCGGAAAGCTTTCCCGGCGAATACGAGATCACCGAGGTGATTCATCACGAGGACGGGCAGATTGCCTACGTCCTCGGCGAGTTGGGCGGCTTCGCGCCGATCTATGTGGAGGCGGTGGCATGACCATCACGACGGTCGACGGTCTGGTGAGCGCGATGGGCAACAACTCCTCGCGCATCGTCATCGACAAGGCCAGCATTGCCAACGCGGCGGCAGGGCAGTTTCACAGCCTGTGGCGCGCAACGGGCCAGCCGGGGCAGGGTGCGATTCCCGGTGCTGCAGTGTCCTGCGATAACACCCTTCTGGGTGCGATACAGTTCACCCAGCAGACCGCCCCTGCTACCTCCTACCTCGGTATCCTTGAGGGCCTATGCGCCAACGCAGGTTCCACGCTGGAAGTTCACGACCGCCTTGCCCACATGGGTGGGCTGAACGGGACTCTGACCACGGCGCAGACTGTAGGACTTGACCTCAACGCCATCTTAGCCTCGGACAACCTCGACGCGCGCAAGGGCGATGCAAACTTCTCCGATGTGCAATGGTGGCTGGAATGGTACACCGACACCGGGGGTACGGCGGTCACCGCGACGGTGAACGTCACTTATAACGACGGCACCAGCGGCAACCTGACCGGCATATCGCTGGCCGCGACCCGCCGCGCGTCTTTCATGCAGCCGCTCAACAACCTGATCCCGGCTGCTGACAGCGGAAAGTACATCCGCGACGTGAACACCGTCACGCTTTCGGCTACGACAGGCGCTGCTGGCAGTTTCGGCGTGACGGCCACACGGTATCGTGCGGCGCTGTACAAGCCGCTGGCGAACGTCCGCTTCACTGCGGATTGGGCTGGCCTTGGGCTGCCGGAAATC